TAGCAATTCCCCTGTAGGCAAGTCCTCACCCACATAGCGACGAAGCAACGGGAAATCTGGAACTAGTTTAATTCCTAAAACTAAAGGCGTACCCTCTTCGCTAGAGAGATTTAAATACCAAGCCGATTCTCGGTCGTTCCACTTAAATTCTAGAACATAGGTTCGGCTATCTAAAGACGTTCGTTGAACGTAATATGGAAGCGTTTGGCTAGTTGGTACTTGAAAAATTGCCATTATCGGAAAAGTCCAGAATATCCAGAACCGGCTATAGATGTAGGTGTAGATTCGGGAGCAGCGACTTTAGTTTTATTGCCCAGATCTTGCTTACCGGCTTTCTTAGTATTTTTTGGGATTAGTGTACTTGCTGTGGCTGTACCTGTACCTACAGATTTTGTAGACACAATTCTTATTTGTCTAGCGGACACAGTAAAATACAGCGCATCTTTGAACTGCTCGTTGCGTTCTATAGTAATATTATCCAAAAGCATGTTATCATATTCGCGAAGCGTGGTAACAATTTTTACTAGCTGTTTTTGTTCTACTAAATCTCTCAAATCGTCATAAGCGGTTTTTGCTCTATCTTCATTTACACCACGAATTAGACTACTAAGATTCGAGACTTGCGCAACCCCCGGAATAGAATCTTGTAGTAAACGAGAAATGTTTGAAACTATGCCAGTTATAGAGAGCGCGTCAGGTTGCCTATGGATGTGATCGGTAATGTCCATACCCTCTTCTACGGGGTGGGATGTAATCATTGCCGACGTAGTGTGTGTTTCGGACAAAGCCGCATCTAATACAACCGTACCTACACTAGTAGGATTTTTTACTAACAAAGCTATAGTTTGTAGCGGATTAGCCATTATTCAGCAACCGTGATGAAGTCATCTTTAGCTTGGACTAAGGTAGTATCAAAAAATTTCTTTACTTCATTAGCGATGGATTTAGGATCACTGCCAGTAATATTAAAAGTATTCGTTACGTTATTCGTATTCGCACGATTGCTGGCGGCTTGCGTTATTAACGGCACCGCTGCGGCTGGGCCCCGCATGTATTGAAGTAAGCTATTATCCGCTTTGAATTTGGAATAGCTCGGAGCAATGGAGGCATTAAAATTAGTTTTAAATTCGGAAGGTATGGATTTTAAATCTTCGTAAATACTAGAAAAGGTTCCATCTTTTAACGCACCTATAGGATTTTTCAACGCCGCTAGGGTTTTAACTAATAAGCCAGTAAGTCGAAGAGAAGATCTAATACCAAAAGCTAGGGCCTTAAAACCTAATACCAACTCATCTAATCCGACTTTAAATTCCTGAAGATTTTGAGGATCCTTAAATGCTGCTATTAAATCAGAGAAGGCTTTTCTAACGTTTTTAATTACGGTCGTAGCGTCTTCCATTCCCAATAGATCTTCTAAGAATGACTGAATTGCGCTATTGCCTTTGCCTGTTAGGAAATAGTAAATATCCTCAAAAACCACATATAATAAAAATCCGCCTGCGGCGATCGCCATTACGGTTGCCAGCAGCGGGGAAAAGAAAGCTGCTATACCTAACCCAGCAACACCTAAACCAACTAAAGCGGCTTTGAATAATACGGATTGTTTAATGAGATCTCCAAAAACCTTAACTCCTTTAAGCACAAACACATTAACGCGTTCTAGCAAAGGCAAAATAAGCATAGCTACACGAGCTTTAAGAACTTCAAATGCGGTTTTTGTTAAAAGAACTCGATCTTTGTATGCATCTAACGCCTTTGCTGAATCCCCGTCTAAAATAGCGTTATATTTTTCCATCAGCTCAAGCTGTTCTTGAACTGCCGCAGACCCTTCTCCAAAAACTATAGCTAACTCTTTCCCGCCCTTTCCAGTTAACTTAGCAGCGTAGGCGGTCTTTTGTGCCAACGTAGGAAGCTTGGCCATATGATCGGAAAACTCAGATAGGACTTGTGAGGAGGTTTTCCACGAGCCGTCTTGGTTCTTTAGCTGGATATCTAGTTGAGCAAAGGTTTCATTTGCTTTTTTGCTGCCTAATTGCGCTTCACCGAGATTCTTATTTAAAAACCCCATGGCCTTAGCAAAAGATTCGGCATTCACTCCAGCTTTTTCAGAAACGAAATTCCATTTCTGTAGATCTTCTATCGAAACCCCAATACGTTTGGATTGATCTGCTAAGTGATCTCCAAACGCAATGCCCTGCTCTACGAAGTTTTTCATACCTCGTGCTAATAATCCAGCGCCTAAAAGTACACCTAAAGATTTAGCCTTAGCTATAACCCCTTGTAGGCCTACATCTGTTTTTTTAATACCAGTAGTGTCGGCTACGGTATTAATTTTTATTGCTAATTGGCGGAGAAAATCCATTTCACTTTTTCTTTGATTTATCTAGTTCTTTTTCGTAGCACTTATCGTAGAATTCTAGTACATCGTGCGCTTCGAGAACATCGTCTATAGACCATTTTTCGTAGATATCAGTTAGACTTACGGTATACCCACACCCATTATAGGGAGACTTGTATGTAGCTATTTTATGAACTAGCCAGTCTATTTCTTCAGGAACTTGGAGTCCTTGACCTTGCCCATGTTTTTCTTGGCTGTTTTTCTTAATCCGTCTAAAAAATTGGAGTATGTCACCTCTATGGCGAAATCCAGCCATTGGTACATTAGCTCATAGTTTCCGGCGAAGATTAATTCTTTTTGTGAAGCCAAGGGCAAATACGAGCCTCCTGCTTGTTTTACTCGGCTACGTTCCGCAAATTTTCCAATCACAAATTCCAAGTTGTCTATATCAATATCCATAAAAACAGAAGCGCTGAGGGGGCTTACCCCCTCCTCAAACTCCCCTTCGTCGGATATCTTGAGCATCAAAAGCTTATCTGCCTTAGCTTTGACTTTCATACCGTCAGAAAAATTGAGGGTAGAGACTTCAAAAGTATAGTCACCTATTTGTTTTTCTTCGCTTTTATGGGACATTGCTTACCTAACTAAAAGAGGGTAAATAAATTACCCTCTAATAATATCAGATCTTTTTTAGAGAGTCAAGAGAATTCGTCTAGTTTCCAAGATCTAAGCGTTTTAAATCTGCACAGCGGAAAACCCAGGCATTATCCCCTATGTTATCTTTTGCATAACTTCGTGGAGGAGCCTTTTGAATCCAGGCCTGTTCTGCGATAAACTTATCATTACCCTGCTCAATATAAAGCGCAGCAATCAACGGGGTTCCAGTGATCCTTCTTTGTTCATGAAAAGCTGAAAGAATACCATTGTCAGCGGAGTATCCCGCTAAAGTTAGCGTAACACTAGCTCGGTTATCTTCTGTGCCTACGATAGCCACCTCTTTTCCGGTGCCTATCATATCTTCGAAAGCATTGCTTTCATTATCAATTTCTAGACTCACCATGCTTCCCCCAAGGTTCAACGGAACTCCGGAGAATGAAACGAATACGCGAGCTAGAGAATAATTTTTAATATCTGCCATGTGTTACCTCAGACGCTCACAACGCCGCTAATGATTAGTTCGTGAATAGCACCTGCCAAAGTAGCGGTGAATCTCACATCGGGCAAGCTTCTAGCGGCTTTATCTAAAGCAGCAACATCTGCAACTTTAGGTGCGCTAACCGTAGGTGCTGGATCTTCAGACAACCCACCAACTCGAATACCTTGACGAAGAACGCCCTCGATAAGTCCCTTAACTACCGCAACACCCGCATCAGTATATGGGATTTTATTATTATTGATTAAAGCGCCGAAAACAGACTCTTGAATACGTGCTTGAATCCAATCAATAAATCTAGTCACATCAATAAACTCACCGGCAGCGGTTACGCCCTTGCGGGTAATATTGTTACCAGCTACCTCTAAATAGTGGTTTGCCGACTTGGCATCAATGGCGCCTCGTTGTGTAGCATTAAGGGTGTCCACCGCAATACCGGAAAGATTCTTATATGCCCAGGTCTCTGAGCCCGGATCTAGAGAAAGGAGCTTACCAGCCCAGGCGGCCCCACCAAATTCTCCTAACGAAGCATGATAAAGCAATGCAGTTCTGGCATAATCTGAATCTTGCAAATCGCTTGCTACGTCATTTGTGGTTGAAGCATCAGTAATACCCCAATCAGCTGAATCGACTATACATATTTTCTTTTTTGTTTCACACCAAGCCGCTGCGGCCGCAATGTCCGCTTCTACTTGAATAGCTAACAGTAAGCAATACCAATCATCGTCGGCTAGTACTACAGCATCTAGTTCGGTGGCTAGTGAGGCATTAGCGGAAGTAATGTCTGTCAATTTAAGAAGGTTTTTATCATATCCTTCATACACAAAACATTTTGTAGCGGCGCCGGTAGCAATAGAAACGCTTGTTGTGTTATCTGTTGCATCAACATCTACAGTTAATGCATCAATAGCGGTCGTCAAAGCGGTGCATATTTCGGCAACCGTTGCGGTAGCGTCTGACGTTATTGAAGCAGATGCTCCCCCAATATCGATTGCATAAACGGTGCTATTAGCAGCAACTGGGATTAATTGAATATTTTGTATAGACGAGGTGGCTAATTTTCCAACCTTGAATTGACTAATGCGGGGGCTTTGTGCTAGCAAAGCCTGCGCAGCCATATAAATAGGATCAGTGGCAGCGAAGCCGTCACTAGTTAAAGCTGTAAGCCCGTCTGCAGCATCATATGTTCTTACATATTCGTTAGGCTCGAAGTGTGCGGTGTATCCGGCTATAAGCGGTACTCCGAATCCTGCTTGCGAAACTGCAGAGGTGCCTTGCGTAATCGTTACGCTGACAATTGAATCTAAACTCATTGTAGACCTCTAATTTTAATCTTGTGGAATTTGGTAATCATCTAACTCTAGAGCTGTATCTGTAATATCTACATAGTCAGACGAAAGTTCGATTTTTTCAATATATGTATCGGAATCTGCGACTTCGCTAAAGGTAATATTTTCTGCCACGCTGAACATTATTTCTAAAATATCTCGCGACTCTACGCGACCTTGAAATATTTCGGGGATAGTTCTAACTGCGCCTTCGGAATTTATAAAATCTAATCCGGCAGTAGTTAGATAGGCAACAGCAGAGGGTTTAAATCTACCGGCTCTAGCTCGTTCAAGATAATATCTAGCATCATTATTACCACTTTGATCCCTGGACCTGACAGAAAAAAGAACATTAAGTTTTCTTAATCCTTTTACTTTAGTTGTCAGTTCTTCCCCAGGATCTGCGGTTCCATCATAAAGATATTCGATATTATCTGGGCCGAAAGGAATAGACTGGCCGATATCGATTACACCGTGAGGAACATCTAGCAAAGCCTTAGCTTCATCTTTCATTATGGCTGTAAGTCCGGTCGCGTTAGCGAACCATCCCTTTAAGCCAGTTTTGATTGTCGATAAATCCACTATTCAATTCGCCATTTTATTGAGTCGTAAAGTTGTCCGGTATCGTATAAAGGAAGATCGAATCCTTTTCGATCAATAACTTCTTGTGAGTTGCCGGGCTCTATTCCATCACGTATATTCTTTTTGAATGATTTAGCGACACCTTCGCCTATGATTTTTAATCCTACACCTAATGTATAATCACCCTTAATGACTCGGTTTAATACACTTTTCGCAAGCTTATAGTAACCGCTATGTTAATCAAAAGGTTCTCGAATAAAAGATCTCTTAGGACTATGACCCAAACCAAACTCGTGCATTGCCGCAATGTCTACTAACCTAGCTGCGATTTCATCTTTCTGATTTCGAACTTTTTTTAGTTGCTCGCCTTCTTTTTCTAAGATTCCTACTATCACTGATCCTTGACCCCTGGACATTAAATACAATTCAGTATTTAATTTATTCCAGGCTCTTTTATCGTCAGAAATAGTTATCTTAGAACGAGGCATTACGAAAACCGAAAGTGGCTATTTTTTGGTAGCGTTTAAACTCTCTACCATAAATAGTACTATTTAAATCGCCAACTAGCCTAGCGGGCTCACCGAAAGGCTCGACAGCCAAAAGATGAGCAGCTAGACATTTTATACCGATGTCCCGGAAGGTTCCCCACGTTGTCGCATTTATCAGCGCCGCGGCCTCATCAAGACATTCTTGAATAAGGTCATCGGATGTAGCAGTAAATGTTGATCCGTGACGTGCACGGAATGAGGATACCGATACTGACATTTATTAAATATCGTCCATATAAGCAACGGCCAATGGTTTATAAAGAACCACACCACCGAACTTCATAGTAAGAGCGACTTCGAAACGACGTGGACCTGCTTGATAGATTGGATCTTCTTTCAAAGGATCTGTAATCAAGAATTCCATATTCATACGATCTCGTTCGTAAGCAAGCGCGCGAGGACCTGTGCCAGCAGCGTCAGCTAACTCAAGCTTGTGCCAGACTTGAACATCGATACCCGGTCGATTCTTTTTGAACGCAGTCAAAATAGAATCTGAGTTAGTACCACCACTATCTAATGGGGTTTGTTCAATATAATGCAATTGAACCAAGGGGAGCAAAAGCACGTTTGCTTTATGGTTACCTTTAGTTTGTTCTTCAACTTTATTAGCTAAAGAAAACAAATCAGCAAGGATTTCCATCGGAATTTTATCTCCGCCAGCCCAGGCTTTATCTGAGCCAGTAGCAGGAGCTGCGGCACCCAAGATATTCACATTACTGTGATTTGCGAGACCCTTCAACCCTTTTTCAGCATCCCCGAAAGCTGCAACATTGTCGGCTTTACGCATAACGGCTCTACGGGCGGCTTCCCTTCTACGTGGGATCAAACCCATACTAGCAACGGCTTCTTCTTGTAATTCGTCTGAATTAAAAGCAAAACCTTCAGCTGCACGATATACAGAAACAACTTGTTTAACAGATGAAACATCTACCAAGCTAATATCATCACCGTTCGACGTTAACCATTGTGCCTCATCTCCCGACATATCTAATTCGTAGTAAGCGAATGTAGCCATACCTGGTTGAGCAGATGCATTTACATCTATAAAATTCATTGCTTGAAGTCCAAGATACTCAATCTCTACAGCGCGGTCTTTAGCTAAATACTCAAGCTGTTGTGAGAGAAAAGCGACTTCATTAGCATCTAATCTTTTTTCAGTCATTTTATCCTCTAAATTATGAAAGCTCTACAACGACGAGGGCGCCGGCAGCAGCGGAAGTTTTAAATTTGGCTCTAGTAAGTTCAGCCGCTTTGCTTGAATCAGCATCACTTCGGACCTGACCCACATCTTTACCTGCACCGTTTGCAGTATAACGAACATATACGGAGCCGCCTGCTGAAACAGCATCTTCGGCAACCATATATACGCGACCTTTATTCAAAATAGAAACACTAGAAGCATGAGCATAACCGACGCTTCCTGGTTCTTGTGCTACGTGCGAAAGAGCGACTCCCCAGGTCTTACCACCAATATCGCCAGAAATACGTGGAAGTCTGCAATAAGCATCTCCGCGCTCTTCGTCTACGCAGACAAAACGACCAAATGGGATCTCTTGACCCTGACCAACTAATTCAGTAAGGGTAAGGTCTGTTGGAGTGTCTCCGGTACTACCCAGTACCAAGGCTGCTGCAGGATCTTCGTTAGTCAATTCAATTAAGAACTCATCGGCATCTACTACTTCAGTTCGAACATCTAGTCCCAACAAAGCAATAGCTGCAATTAGTCCGTCACGAATTTCGGTTTTTGTTGCAGAAGCGTCGGCTGTAAATGTGGCATCAGCAGCAGCATTAACCCCGTCATCAATATTAATAGTATAGATAGCATTGTTGACAGCATTGACAACCAAGATATTATAAAGTTGGTTGGTGCTATTTGTTTTTGATACGATGTCCTTAAGACCCATATCAGCTTGGCCGCCCTCGTAAGCTTTTACCGGAGCGTCCGATACAGAAAGTTGAGGCATATTAGCGCCCTCCTTTTTTATTTAAATAGTTAATATGAGTTTGTCGTGAAGCTGTAGAAACTACGTTTTTCGTAGAATCGATAGCTTTTTGAACACTCTCAAGGGATTCTTGTTTTTTTGCTTGGAGTTCAAGCATAAGATCAAAGTGACCCATAACGTAATCGTCGGAAAGCCCGTCGAATTTCATTTCTGGTTTTGTTTTTGAAATAGCTTTTTCTTTTATCTGTCTGTTAGATAATGAAAGAAGATCTTCTTCAGTACCTAGTACCTTTTGAGCCTTGGTAATAATATCCAAACGCTCAACAAGGCTTTTATTAAGCAGTTCGGGATCTTCGGCGTCTTGTCTGGCTTTAACAGCGATTTCTAGCGCGGATTTAGTCGCATCTAGTTGCCCTTTAGTCGAATCCAATTCAGCTTGAATAGCTGTTAGTTGTTTGGAATGACTATCAAGGGTTTTCTCAATTGCTTGAGCAGCGGACATAGAGACTTCGAAGTCTACTCCATCCACGTGAATGAGTTTTGACTCAGTCATTGTTACCTCTTGTGTAGTTTCAAGTTCGTATTCTGTAATTGCATCATCCGAATCCATGCGAATTCGGACTTCTGACCCGGCGCGCCCATAAGGAACGATAGCCGCGTGATTGTTTACTATGTTTCTTTGAATGGCGTCGTAGGGTTGTCCGTCCCAAACACCGGGTGTATATTCTAGGTCACATTCGTAGCCTAAAGATATTTCTCTGCGCTTACCTGTTTCCACCGCTTCGATAGCAGATGCGTCCGTAATAAGTAAAGTACCTTCTAGGTACTTTTCGTCATTGCGAATATCTTCGCCGAGCATACCCACAGTAAATTTTTTGGAGTTTTTGGAATCTACCATAACCCATTCCGTACCTTCGGATGGGTGACCAAAAGTTACCGG